GCCGCCCGCATTGTCTATGCCACTCAGCGTGATGGCGCCTCCGCGTCCCACGAATCGTTTCGTGGCATGGCTTCGCAAGCCTCGGTCCACGGGCGAGGGGATGACCATGGGTGCAGTCGCCCTTATTGTTGGAGTTATTGGACTTTCACTGGCATGGCGCGCTTTTTGGTGGCTTCAGGTGTTTTTCGCCTATTTCGCTACGGTCGGCACTCTCGGCAACTGAAATAGCGTGAACGACTGTGGACGTGGTGTTTTTGAAACCGGTTTGGCTGTACTTGCCGGACGGCAGTAAAGAGAGAATTATAGCGCGAACCGGCGACGACAAGGGGATTGGTTTCGATTCTATTCAGGCCGGTGCAGAGCGAAGACACTATTTCAGATACAACGATTATTCGATCACCCAGACAGAGAAAGGAGATTATGTGGTGTCACCTGTAAATGATGAGTGTGAGAAGATTTACTACCCGAATGGCGTATATGAGTATGTTTCGAAGGTAGTGCTGCATGATGGGTTCTGGGAGGCGCACGTCCGCCACAATTCTTTCTGTAAATGGCGAGTGGAATGCTGGGGCAGCCGTCACGTTTCTCTGGAGCGGAAGTGTGATGGTTGGCATTGGCGGCGTATTGGCAGATATAAGTCTGATCCCGATTGCGAGTCGAAGTTCGTCAACGGTCCGATTTGCTTTTGTGTTTCTGACAGTTATTATGCACATGTTAGGAAGATTTGTCGGTATTTCACTGGAGAATGGTGCATTTGGTATGAGGATGAGAAAGGTGGGGAAGCGTTTCTCACGTTCGACGAGCAGCGCTACGAGTTGACTCTCCGCGATAACGTTATCTATATCGCAGAGAAGAATGGCGGGGGGGGCGAGAATAATGTGCATGAGAATGAGGTAACTCACCCATCACACTATGCGACTCTCGATCCTGAGCCCATTACTTTCATTCGGGACCGAGACTATTTGACTGGCAGTGTCCTGAAATACATTTTCCGTGCAGGCCACAAGAAAGGCGCCGATGAAAATATTGACATGGGGAAAGCGGCATGGTATCTGCGCGAACTCGTCAACGAGCGAGGAGGTCAAACTGTGATCGCTATTCTGCGGGGCGTCTACTGGGACACTATCGATAGGCAGCTCACTCCGGAGGATCGTGCCAGGGAGGTTCGAGATCGGCTCGTAGAGTTTGTGTCCGCCATTTCGCACGATCACCTCAACAACTATATTACAGAAGAGAAGTGAGCGTTATGGAAAATATTGTCAACATTACTTTCGTTGATTTGATGAAATTCAGAGAGCGATGGGTGGCGACTGCATTCATGCATGCCACCGACTGTGAATTCAGTATTAAAAGTAATTCTACCGATCCGTCCACCACGATCCGTGAACTTATGCGTACCGTGCGACATGTGCAGGAAGTAACACTTGCCTTGCGTTCGTGGCAGGAAGGAAGAATCGCTTTTACTAGGTGCACATATTGGCGCGAGAAAGGCAGATATGTGCTCACTTATGACGACTCATCGGACGATAATGCGTACGTCTGCGCAATCATACTGTCGGAGCGCGATGAAGACACAGTAGAAATCATCCCGGAAAAGAAGCCTGCCATTGCCCTCGAAGCCGAAGCAATTCTACATGATAAAGGTTACACGGTCCATATAATTAAGGAAAACAAAGACGGGGGACTACCGCAATGGCTACATTGAGTGATTTCAGTCTTCGACGTAGAATTGATCGAGGTGAACTCATCTCTAACTGGCGCAAACCGCTATCTATCCAACCGGCATCGGTAGAAGTGCGACTGGACGAGAACATTATCGCCTACCGTCGCGGTGACGAAAACATCACCCTCGACGAGAATGGTTACGAATTGTTGCCGGGTGAGTTTATTCTCGCGTCCACTCAGGAAAGAATCCATGTGCCAGCCGATTTGGTTGCCAGGGTGGAGGGCAAATCGTCATGGGCGCGACGAGGCATTCTCGTGCATGTGTCCGCAGGCTACATTGACCCGGGATTCCAGGGGAACGTGACCCTGGAGATCGCTAACCTGCATTCCGCTAAATCCGCCCATCTTTATCCGGGGGATAGGATCGCCCAGATTGCTTTCGAGGACTTGGATAGGCCGGCCAGTATGCCGTACGGCACCGATGGGTTGGGTTCACATTATCAGGGGCAGGCTGGTGTTACGCCGTCGTCTATGGGGGTGAAATAATGAGCAAGATCAATCGACGAGAAATTGCGTTGGTTATTTCAAAGGAGCTGAGCAATTTGACTCCAGCTCCCCGTATTTCCGACCGTGCCGGAGTCACTACCGTTGAGTGTTTGCCGGGAAAGATTGAGGTCACCGACCAGGGTATTGTGGTGAAGACAAAGCGCGGTGTGACAGTGGGGTGGACTCACGGGGAATCTTCTGGTCCCAAGCATTCTGCTATGCGCTGTGGTCTACTTTTGTGGAGCGTCTTGTGATGTCGAATAGTCCGATGCTGGAGATCGAGCGAGAGGTCAGCCTCACGCAGTTGTGGCTTCCAAAGCCTGACGTGTGCAGAATCGACGAAACACGTGCGACTGCCCATCTGAAGTGGCGTAACCCCTATGACGATACTAGGATTGCCGTCACCGTAAACGACGACGGCGACGGCACTTGCAGTAAATGGACTATCTGGGAGCGGCCGCTTTACGTTGAAGGCGTATCTCACAAAACAAGTGGCGAGAATACGTCCGGTCTTGCACGCCGTTTAGCACGACAATGGGCCGCCGCAAAATATGACGCAATCTCCGCCCGCAGATTCCGAGAGATCAACGACACGATTCATTCGATCCTGAACTCGCCATCGATCACCGTTCAGGATGATGCGCGTTCCGACCTCATGGGCGTGCTGGACTATATTGCTCGCGAGCACGGAGGAGACTACCAGCGCTTGGGACTATAGTCTCCTATGTCGAGCATGAAAACATTCCCCTCTCACCGCGAAACTACGGTGAGAGGGGAATGTTTCACGTGAAACATTCAGGCGCCAGGCTGCGGCGACGGGGCCGCCTTCGCCTCCAACGCGGCAACACGCTCAGCCAAGCCGAGGTAGCCGCCATTCCATGCGAGCACGCGCTCCATGATCCAATCCGACGGAGGGTTCTGGTAGGGGTTCTTCTCGGGAACCCACTGGCCGCCCTCGCCCTCCACCAACTCGCCATCGGTCACATACAAATGTGAAACACCGAATGACGCGGCACGATCGATTACCTGTCGGAAATTCTCGCGCGTGACCCCGTGAATGACGTGCCACCACTTCGTCGACGGCAAGGCTCGCATCACATCGTTCGCGATCGGGCTATTAGGGTCATCCGTCAAATACTTGGCGGCAGTGTTCTCAAAACTCATGCACACGTCGAAATCGAGCGCGCACACGGCCTCAGTAATGTTGCTGCCAGGGTTGATTGCGATTGTGAAATTCTTGCCGTATGTGCGTCGAATTTCGCCGATGAGGTCACCGTACCATCCGACGCGTCCCGCCTGAGCGCCCCAGCCATTGATTACCTCGTCCAAGAATACACCCTGGAAAAGACCATCATACTGGGAGCGCAAGTTAGCGCACAACTGCATAATGTATTCGCGCGTAAACTTGTCCGGGTCGGGCACGCCATTCCGGGCGGCGTCATCCTTGGCGAGCGATGCGACACCGTAGCGGGTAGGAATGTACCAAAGAATTCGTTTTGCTCCGGCTGCGGCAGCGCGCTGCGCCTGGGTGAGAAAATCATTGTCTTTCGCGGACCAGTCGCCTGTAGAGCGATTCATGATCACGTAGCCGAGCGCATTCCCGTAAGCCAATGTCTTGGCCCACTTCGAGACCTTTCCGGCCTGGCCTTCGTTGTAGAAGTCGGGCCAAAAGTACGTGACCGGAGAATAATAATGGCCGCCGACCGTGAAAGGCGAGATTGAGGAGAACAGGGGGGCGACCAGTTTGTCAACGCCGGCCTTAGTGTACCCAGTAACGTTTGCCATTGTGCTTTCTCACTCTCCGTAAGTCCAGGTAAGACCATCGTCACTAACGGTGATCTTGCCAGCATTGCCCTGGCCACCGCCGCCGGGATTGCCAGGATCAGGGGTGCTGCCGCCATTCCATGCCGACAGGGAGGTTACCTGCACGTCGCCGGAGGCCGGCAATTCCGCGCCGCGGACTTCACGCGCCCAAACACCGGCGACATTCAAGACGATCGCCCATCGGCCGCCGTGGCTGGCGTCTACCTCAACCTCGATCCGGCCTTTGTCGTCGGCGTCACCGCGCACGGGAGCAGGAACGGTCGTAATATTGTCGGACGTGTAAACGGTTTCGGGGCGGACGCTCATTGTCGCATTGACTGTCTTGCCGGCCGCATTCACAACCGTCGCTATGACCTTGGTCATATTATTATCACCTATTTCTAATAGTGAACTATTTTATCGATTACAGGTCAACGCGAGTCGCACCAAGAGTAGCCACCGTAAACACAGTGCCAGGGAAAACGCCACCATCGTAATGCCAGTACGGGTCAGCACCATAGCTGCCCGCCGTAGTGTAGGCAACCCTATGGGAGCCGGCCTCTACGGAAAGGCGCCACTGCATGTGGTGCGTCATGAATGTGCGATTGTACTGAATCTCGGTCTGCCAAATACCCCGATTGTCGAGCTTGAACCCGAAGAAGTACGAGCCGACCGCCTTATCTTTCTCGGCCTCGGAATTATAGTCCTCGTGCGCAATGCTCACGCACACGTCAAGCGAGAACTCCATGAGACTCTTGATCGGTAGAGTGACAATGCCGTCGCCCCACGTGTAAGTGGTGTGATCCGAGGTCGAGCGCCCGCGCCCGTTCGTATTATCGCGATGCCTGTAAAGCACGCCACTGAAACTGTTTGCGGGGTTAATGTTGAACGACCCATCACCGGCCTTGGAGCCGTCGGCAGTGTACAGAATGTCGTCAATAATGAAAACAGCGGGGCGCGCTTTCGAGACTGCCCCGGACGGTGCGGCTGCGAGCATGACCCGTGCTGCTGCTACGGACGCCGCTGGCATCACCCTGCCTGCGGAATCATCGTACGCGTCCCAGGCCTCAATGAGATTATCGTCTACTGTGGGGACGATGCCGCCGGTCCACCTAGTGTTAGGCATATTGTTTTCTCCTAAAAATATTGTTGCACAATTTTCAGTAGGTGAGCCAGCTTACGGTCATCTCGCCCCAATCCATAATTGTACCCTCATCAATATTCTGATACGTATAAAGTGCGATCCGGTCCCCGACGTTCAGACGCCTGACGCCGGTTACCTGTAGCGCGGTCCACAAACCGTGATTCAACGCAGCATACATGTAAACGCCATACTCGACGTCATTACTACGAGCGACCCTTGTGCCGCCAACGTATCCGGCCCACGATGACCGATACCATGTTGTGCCGTCTAGACGGTAAAGCCCGCTCTGCGGAATAATAATTTCGATACCGTCTACTTGCATTCCGCCACGAACGATCTTTTCCTGCGAACCTACTGGAACCTGCGTCCACTTATCTTTCACAGTCCACAAGTGCGCGTTGTTTGTTGCCATGTGGGCGAAAGGCGGCTCGGTAAAAGTGCGCCATGACGACGTGTGAGGCGGGGCCGATCCGGGCGGGTCATATGACACTCCGTTCGTGTCCATAATGAGCTGACCGCCCTGACGGTCGGTGACCTGTATTTTCGCGACACCTTCATCGTCGCGGAAAACGTGCAAACCGGAGGAGCGGCTCATTTTCCATGACACGTACATGGAATAAATGATTCCGAGCTGCATGCCCGGCGTAAAAACGTCATTCGTGCGAGCACTAATGTAGAAGGGCGTGTCCGTGTCTTGGATCCACGTGCCGTCGGGGAGTGTGAAATCGAATCTTATTTTCTGTCCGGCCGTCGCCTCCTCGTCAACAGAAACAATTCTGTTCTTGCCAATGTTGATTGTGAGAATCGCGCGACCGTTCCAGGACGGGGTGAAAAGAATATACCCCTCGACCTTGCCGACGCCTTCACCGGCGATACCGTATGTTTTTGGTTTCGCAACAGCAATATCATAGATTGCCATCTGCGCACCATTGTTGCGATTAGGGCGGTCCCTGTCCGTCAGAACGAATCGCGTGCCGCCCTCAAGCTCCTCGACAGTCGCGATTTTAGGAGACCAGATAGACTCCCAGAACCCATATTCACTGCCAAGTCCGAAACGAATGTTTTTCTCGCCCGACGTCGGCTCAGTATCAACGAGCGAAAGTTCCCCACCAATAAGCCTGTTACCGATGAGATCACCGGTGACTTTTGCTGCGTTGAATGTGGCGTTTCCGGCAGTCAACATTTCTGTGGTGACGGACGCGAACGCAGCTATTTTGGCCCAGAGTTCCCCGGACGCGTAAATGTTGCGAGCGGACACAGAACCATCAGCGAGCGAGACGTTCCCCACGGACGAGGGGACGAGAATGCTACCGGCGACCATTGTCCTGGTCACCCACTGTGTTCCGTCCCAAATACGCACATCGGTAATATGCCCAGCATTATCTGTGACATACCAAATCAACCCTGTGACAGGATTCTCTGGGGCGCTCTGGGCTACTACGGGCGGCCGGTTAGCTTCCGCAATCTGAACCGCCTTTGCCGCATCCTTCGCAGCCTTGTTCGCGGCACCTTCAGCCTTGTTCGCCCGGTCGCGAATGGCGTCGGCCTCCTCGAAAGCGCGTTTGGCGTCTTTCGCGGCCTGACTGAGCATTTTACCAGTATGTCCGAGGTTCTCAACCTTCGCACCGGAAGGCGGCTCAGCGATAGGGTCACTGATCTTGACCACACGCCCGGATGAATCAATGATGACGAGTACGCGGGCACCTATCCACGTAGCAATACCATCGGATTCGCCAACCGCGTGTGACGTCGGGTTACTGTAAGGGATCCCTACTTCTACCCAGCCGGACGGGAGCGTAGAGTCTGTGGCGGACGTGCCAGTGATTTTCCCGTACGCCCATGATACTGAGGATTGCTGAACAATAACGTTGTTATTGTTGCGGCCGCCGCCGTTTCGTGGCGACGTGTCAAGTAATAGTGACGGTCTGACCATGATGCCCGCTATTCTCCCAGTACCTCAATGTCTACCCTCATTGTAGCGGACGGATCAGACAATGGGAGACTATAGGCCGTAACGCGCCCCGCGATATGCTCGCCCTGCTCAGTGATCGCACCGACAATATCCCCAACCTCAATACGGGCGTCCGGAATAATTGTCAAAGAGCGGGAAGATCGGGAGGAAATGTCCTGAATCATGTACGTGTCTGCAGCCTCGGATACCTCTCTCGCCGAGCTTGCGGCGCTGAACTCCTTGTGCGAAGTAACCCAACCATAGCCGGCCGGCTCGTATGGCGGATCAGTGACCATACGTTCTGCAGTCCACCGTTCCTCCTGCTCGCCCTGAGCTCTCTGTTGCTTACTGCCAGTAACGTACCAACGGTTCGGGCGACGTCCGCCCGACCTCGGAGCACGCGGAGCCTCCAAAAGAAACCCGGACTCGTACGTGTAAATCTCGTCGGGCGCCGTCTTGTCACGGAGTTTGAAAATGTGCAACATTCCATCGGCTCCGCTACGAATACCACAGCCACGAGATTCGACGAGCTTATAGATTGATTCGATTCGCGAATTTCCCCATTGCGTGGTGCGTGGGATGGGTGCGTCCCATACGTCATCCTCCAGTTTTACTCGCACATATTCCGCAAGTTCGTTGGCCTCGGAGAGTAGAGTGGCGCCAGCGCCGGGGGAGGATGGCCACGGCCTCGGATTATCGGCAAGAATCTGCGTCAAATCTTTACAGGAAACGTTCACCTTTTCTTTCGATACAGACCATTCCATGTTGACGAATTCGCCGAGCGGAATTTCCCAGTAATCGCCGCGCCGGTTCTCATAAAGCGCAGTCACCATGGAACGCTGTCCGAAATTATTGAGCGCATCCAACGGCCATTCCGGAACCCAAGACATTGGGCAAGAATAAGACAAAGCACCCGGAACCTGGCGGTTCGACGAAGACCACTCAACCTTTACCTCAGAGGCGGGAATCCCAGTTTTGAGGACTTCACCGCCGCGAATGATATCGATTCTCGCGCCGATGCTGAGGCCGTCTGAAAGGGCGGCCAGCGTGGGGCCGTTTCTCATGGCATACCCGCAATCATTTTGCAAATCTCAATGTATGTGCGCGATTTCCAAACCTTGTCGACTTCACGCCATTCACCCCAAGTAACACAAGGGGCAGCTCCCCAGCCCGCGTGAGGGCCGACAAGCATCGGTGAGTCCTCGGGGAGCTCATGCCATTTAACGTTCCACCGAATGATACCGTCTCCCGTGATTCTGGCACTGTCTACCTTGTCTACGGTGATGAATCGTGATGGTAGAACGTCGGCGGGGGCGCCGGGCGTAAGAATAAGCGGCTCCCGCTTCTGCAATATCTCCCAAACGTTATTAACGTGGGACGGGTCGTCTAGGACGAATTGGCCGCCTCCAGTGCGAGCCACTTCCAGCATTGACCACCTGGCGATAAGTGAGTTATATCTCGAAATGGGGGAAGACCATTCTCTTTTATCCTGGGCCTCCTCCCAGATGAGGCCGGGCACGGTGCGTCCATTGAGGCCGCTCACCATGCCACGCCACCACTCTACCTCGGGGCGAGTCAACGTGACCGAGGAATCCCCCTGGGTGTATTTTATTGTGGTGCCCGGCACGGCGTATGCGTCCGAGAGGATCATTGTGACCGGCTCGGTCAGCTTGGGGCCCTCGAGCTCGCGAATCATTTTCGCACGCCCAGTGAGAGGTCTTTTGTCGCGAGCCATCCCGGGCACGGCGAAAAGACGGTCCCCCGCATAAACGGGCTCTTTGCCTGTGGCCATTATTGACGGCAGCCCAGTGTGTGTAGCAATCCATCCCGTAATCGGCATTATTTCGTGCTTTCCGTCATAATGGTTTTATCGGTTCATTCTGTCATAGTCTACTATGGCCGACGTTGCCTCTACCTGCATACGCCCCACAAGATCATTGTCCACGTCCCGAATTTCGAGCACGTCAGGACCGAGCGCACGATTCTCCAAAAGACTAATTAGTTTGTCCATTTTCTCCCACTGGGCTGACGTGAAAACGGGCTCCGGACGGCCAGTCTTATTCTCGATCGTTGAGAGGCCGGGCTGCAGGAATCCACCATTATCATAGCGAAGATTCCCTGCGGACGGCCCACCATAGATCGGAACCTCACGCACTGGGATACCGAAAGTCGGCGCCTCAACCATCATGCCGTTTCCGGAGGCGATAGCGACGTGGTGGGCCGGGTATCCCCAGAACAAAAGCGTTCCAGGAACCATGGGGTTACCGGGCGATGACATTGCTTGATATCCGGCCGCCGTGAGACGAGGCACGTGAATACCCATAGCATTGAGCGCCCAATAGACAAGACCAGAACAATCAAGGCCGCCGCCCGGGGAGACGCCTCCCCAAACATACGGTGTACCGATAGCGCGGCGCGCCGTATTCACGAGGTCGCCGGCAGCGGCACCGATTGCACCGATTCCGCCACCGAATCCGCTGACCACAGGCATGTGATCTTTAATCCAATCGCCGAGCGCGTCAATGGTTTTGTCCACGCCCGCTTTTCCGGCATCGAAGAATGGTTTCGCCCCGTCGCCGCCCCATGAATCGAGAAGTTTGTGTACCGGGATTTTGACGACAGTCTCTACGGCTCCGATAGGGTCGGAGAATATTGAGGACACAGCATCAGCGGCGCCGGTGATCCAATTAAGGGCGGCGGACGCACCTTTTGATACCGTTTCTTTGACAGGATCCCAAATACCACCGGGGGCGAATGCGGCATAGCCGGCGTCGCCGCCAGGAATACGGTCCCCGTGCGCGGCGGCGCGGTTCATTGCATTCACCATTGCAGGCCCACCGACCGCTTTCACCCATTCGGGTCGCATGATTGCTTCTCCACCGGAGAGCGCGAGCCGGCCGCCACCGTCGGGTGATACGAAATGGTAAATGTCGCGGCCGGGAGAGTATCCGGGCAGAACGCCACCTGACGCATACCCGCCAATCGTGGGTGCCTCGGGAAGACGAAGATCGAGAGAGAGTTTCTCCATCATTCCGTTTACGAGTTTTCGCAACCCGTTATTGTAGACGGTGCCAATAACGAAATTAACAGGCTTGGCAGCGGCTTCTTTGATTTTGTCCCACGCCGTCCTAACACCATCTTTCATCGTGTTAGCGGCGGCCACGACCCTATCCCAGGCGCTTGTAATTGCGGGAACAAGCGTGTTAGCAATCCAATCTTTAACGATTTGGATTTCGCCCTTCAGAATGTTCCACGCGGAGACGACCATGTTTTTCAGCCAGCTGGTCCACGAAACAACGGTGTTCCAGGCTGCGCTGATCGTGGTGGCTGCGCCTTGAATTACAGCGACTCCCATAGTGACCGCAGCGATGATGGACGCGAATACGAACGCGATGATTCCGCCCAAAATTTTCGCGCCCGTAGAGATTATTTCCCAGGCCACACTAATAACGGGTGCAGCGTAGGTTTGAATCCAATTCACCACAGGCTGCATTACGGCCCAAATACCATTCCATGTCGCCGATAGGGAGCCCCACATAATAGACGCTGTGTCTTTAATGGCGTTGAATGCGCCGACCACCCACGGCCATGCAATATTGTAGATCCAGTCAACGACGGGCTGAATGGTGGCCCAAATGCCGTTCCACGCCGCTGATATGGTGCCCCAAAGGGATGATGCGGTGTCTTTGATCGTGTTGAACGTGTCAACGACCCAGGGCCACGCCGTGTAGTAAATCCACTCGACCACGGGCTGCATAGCCGCCTGAATGGAGGTCCACGCGGCCTGAACCGTGCCCCAAAGATTAGACGCCGCATCCTTGATTGTGTTGAACGTGTCCACAACCCAAGGCCAGGCGGTGTAGTAAATCCACTCAACTACTGGCTGCATAGCTGCCTGAATTGAAGTCCACGCAGCCTGAATATCAGCCCACATATTAGAGGCCGTATCCTTAATCGCATTAAACGCGCCTACAACCCAAGGCCAGACCGTATTGTAAATCCAATCTGCAACGGGCTGAATTGCGGTTTGAATGGCGGTCCATGCGATTTGAATATCGGCCCACATCATACTGGCGGTGTCTTTAATGGCGTTGAACGCGCCGACCACCATGGGCCAAATGTCGTTGTAGATTTGTGTGGCGACGGGCATGATTGCCGCCCAAATGGCGTCCCACGCCCACTGAATCGTGGACCATAGCGCGCTCACGCCCCAGCTGATAGCATCCCACGCTGTAGTGAGATATAGGGCGGCAACGTTGACAATCCAATCGACGACGGGGCGGATTATGTCGCTGATCCCCTGCCATGCTGCGACCATCCCGTTCCAGACGATCATTGCCCCCGCAGAAATGCCATCCCAGGCGGCCTGCAACGCGGGCCACGCGGTATTTACAATCCAATCAACGACGGCCTGAATGACGGGCTGTATTCCCTGCCAGACGCTGACGATGCCGTTCCATACCCATTGTGCGCCAGCGACGATTCCGTCCCATGCCGCCTGAAGTGCGGGCCATGCGGTGCCGACGATCCAATCAATGACCGCTTGAATGACGGGTTGTATTCCTTGCCAGACGGATACCATGACGCCCCACATCCACTGGGCGCCTGCCACGATTCCGTCCCAGGCGACTTGCATGAGAGGCCACACGTTAGCGGCGAACCAATCGGCCACGGCTCCGGCGGCCGTTTTGATTGCTTCCCAGCAGGAAATGACAACATTCCGGAATGTTTCGGAGTTCTGCCATGCCACCACAATGGCTGCAACCAATGCTGCGATAGCAATCACAACAAGGCCGATTGGGTTGGCGTCCATTGCAGCGTTGAATGCCCACTGCGCCGCAGTCGAAGCGATTGTTGCCGTCTTGTGGAGAACCATCATTGCCGTGGCCCTACCCCAAGCAACCGCCTGCATCGTGATCTGTGTCGTTGCGCGCGCGATATTCGACAGGAATTCGCCGGCGTACATGAGGTTGAGCTGCGCGGTCTCGACCACGTCTTTGACTTTCGCCACTGTCATTGCGTTAATGGCCGTGGTGACACGCCCGGCTACCCCGGCTACGCCTTCCATGTCGTTCAACCATTGCTGCATTGAGGACATGACCATGACGGCTTTCCATGCCGTAAATGCAGCCGCAATACTGTAAACCGCCACTTTACTGTTGAGAATAGCGACGGTGAGATTCTCCATGAATTGGACGAGACTGCTGTTCGCGATGGTGCTGAGAGCGGTAGCAATGCCGGGGACGAGTGTTCCGACAATGAATTTGCCGAGCTCGACGAAGCTGTTGCGCACGTTGGTGATGTATGAGATGATTCCGGAGTCTTTGTCGAATCCGAAAATCGTCCCCGTGAAATCACCGGACAGAAGCAAATCTTTAAGATTCTTCAACGACGGGACGAGTGTTTTGTTGATCCATTCCCCTGCGGCGGCGGCAGCGTCACGCATGCGGAAAAGGAAATCAACGAAACTTGAATCTTCCTCGAACGAGAAGATCGGGCCGGTGAAATCACCCTTGCGGATAACGTTGAAAGCATTCGTAATGCTAGGAATGAAAGAGTTGCTGACCCAGTTGAATACTTTCTCGAATCCCTTGCTCATGGCGTCAAGGGATGCGGTGATCCATGGGAGTGCTTTTTCAGCGATTTCCTGCGCCCCGGTCACAAGGGTCGCTTTGAAATTCCCCCAAGCACCTTCCAAGGTTTTGGTGGATGTAGCGGCCTCAATGGCCACGTCCTCCATACCGAGGTCGAGGATTGCTTGGTTGAATTCCTCGGCAGTGATCTCACCTTTCTCCATGGCTTCCCGGAAGTTACCGGTGTAGGCGCCATTCTTTTTCATGGCTTCCTGCAATTTACCGGATGCGCCGGGAATTGCGTCGGAAAGTTGGTTCCAGTTCTCGGTGGTGAGTTTTCCGGCGCCCGCGGTCTGCGTCATGACGAGGCCGACCGTTTTGAATGTTTGCGCGTTTCCGCCCGCGACGGCGTTCAGGTTACCGGCGGCTTCGGCGAGCTTATCGTAGCCTTTGACGCCGTTGGATGCGAGCTGCGCGGTGATTGATTGAATATCGTCGAGCTCGTAAATTGTGCGGTCTGCGTAGGAGCGTGTGCTTTTTGTGAGCGCGTTGATTTCGTCTGCACTTTTACCGGCGAATGCGAGCGTTTGTTTGAATTTGATTGTGGCGTCGGCCGCGTTGAATGCTTCTTTTGCGACGCCGCCGAACGCGACTGCAATGCCGCCGATTGCGAGTCCTCCGAGTGCGGCGCCGGCGACTTTTGCTACCGATTTGAATGCACCACCCAGACCGGATGTGATCTTTCTTTCGGCCGGCCCGGTGTCGACGTTACCGATTTCGCTATTGATGCTTCGGGCGAGGCCTCGCACGGACGGGGTGATCTGAATCCATGCGGTCCCGAGATCATATCCGGCCATTGATACCTCTCCGAAATCATGTGTAGCGAAAATGGTTCACGCCAATCAAACCGTTTTTCGTGTTTGTCTTGGCGTGAACCATTTTACACTATCTTATAGAAACGCGGTTCAGCTACCGTATCTGGCGAGCCATTTCTCACCCTTGGCCTTCTGTGCTTTAGCGTGCTTGCTTGACACTCTGGGGTTACCGGTTTCCCGGTATCCTTCGGCCGGAGGTTTCGGCACTTCAGGCCATTTATCTTTCTTGACCCCATTGACGGCGAGTAGCGTGGTCTGAATATTGTGTGCTGACATTATTGTGGCAGCTACTTCATCGGACCAGTACCTGTCTCCGCCTCGCGCCCTATCGAATGTTGACCCTGGCGGGAGACCGCCGATGAGTGCCATTACCCGCCTGGGTGTTATTCTGCCTCGATATAGATCGAGAAGATCTGTGTTGTAGTATCGTTGCAGGTCGGCTTCTATCTCCCACCCATACTCACGGAGTAGTGGTGGGAGAATCGTCAGTTTCCCGCGCCCACCTCGGACACGATTGACTGCATGAAATCGGTCACCGAATCGATCGGGACGCGGCCGTTCTCGTCCTCCAGAGCAGAGTAGACCTCATCCTTGTGATCGCCCACGATAAGACGGAAAAGCGGGAACGGATTACCGGCATCGAGGGCCTCGAATGCGCGGAAGTCCTCCAGAGCCTCCGGAGGAATATCGAACTCGATTCCCTCGTAGTCCACGTGAATCGGGTCGCGCGTGGCTTCCGCCTTGGCGAGCCTGTCAGACGGAACTTTAGCGCCGGCCGACTTTGCCTTGCTCTTCGTATCCTTGTCAGACATAATGGGTTGTCCTCAACATTGTTTTATAAAATGATGGGTTGTGTCTGCTATTGGATCTTCCCCGCTATTCCGCGACAACCCATCCGAAACACGAAATAGCGGGGAAGAATTAATGTCAGGCCGGGAAGAGCGCCTTGTGGTCGGAGTAGATAATGTAGTCGCCCAGCACGGAGAGGTTGTACTCGTAGCCGGTGATCTCAGCCTGCTGGAAAGTGATCTCGCCACGCTCACCAAGCTCCAGACGCGGGAAAACGATACGAATCTGCGCACCCACGCCAGACACATCGAAAAAGTCGGCGACACCGCAGAGAAGCTTGACCTTACGGGAAGACTTCGCGGTGATCTTCACGCCCTTGGTGGCGCCACCGTCCTCAATCTTCTCACTGGTGGCGTCAAGATACCATGAGAGCGGGGCGAGCTTGGTCTCCAGAAGAGTGGCACTGAAAGTGGTCTCCGAGGAGTCGAGGAATGTCTTGACGACGCCGTGACCCTGATGGCCCTTGATCTTGGTGACAGAGTCGTCAGACGTGAGTTTAAACCCATCCTCGCTAATCCACCCAACGTTGGTGAGACCGGTCACGCCAGAGAGGTCCTGAGTGAGCGACGTAATCTTATTGCCGAAATCGACCTCATAGTCGCCCAGCCAGAGCGCGTCATTGTCGGACGAGAAAATGAGTGCATTGTCAGCGTTAACAGCCATTATATTGTTTCACCTATGTGCTGTGATTGTTAATGTTGCAGTCGCCCTCGCCTGAGACGTGTCCGGATCGGGCATTTCTATCGGATAGGATGATTGTACCATCACTATACCATCCTGATAGTTGGGCATTGTGTGTGCCACATTTACGGCCTCGCACGCGATTTTCATCGCCTCACCCGACGACTGCGCATAAGCATCAATCGTCTCCAGTGCGGTACAGAGCGCCTTCTGCGTGACTCCAGTACCACCTGTTGAGAGGACTCGAATAAACACAGAAGGGCGATCGGGGGATTCGGGGCGACGGGCCACAATCGGCACACTCATGTGCGTGGACAGGAAGTCCATGAGCCGTTTCTTTATGTCCGGCACCGTGGGGGCGCGATCATATGTTGGGCTCATTTCCTACCTCTGCCCATTGTGAGGCCGATCGCACGCTCCAGTGTGTGCTCTCTCATCTGTCTGCGCATTGCGGCAATGGTGCGTGCTCTGACGTATCCGCGGGTTCGATTTCCGTGCGTCGTTTCGCCCTCGAACCCCTGCCCGGCAGCGTTGGCTACGCGCCCTGTCTCTAATGCTACGGTCCGGGCTACGTCGGGGCCGCGCAGAAGATCGGCTACACCGTCCCTGTTGAGCTGGAATTTTACTTTCGGCATTATTCGCTCACCTTGTCTTCGTTGGCGCGAATTTGCACAACCATTCCCTTGGGGTAGGGTGAAGGGCGGCCTTCGACACGGTATTCTATGCCGTCTACAATAAGATGATCTTCAGCTGTCACATCTACCGTAGTATTCCGCCAATAAAGGGCGGCGGGCACGGTGACTGGCATTGCGCCAGCACTGATCGGCTCAGTGGACGTAGCCGGCGCAAACACCGCGGGCGGTAGGGCAACATTTTCCCACTGGCCGGGTACAGGGTTGCCGTACTGGTCTTTTGATGCGGGGCCTCGCCTACGCCGTGTGACAGGCACATACCCTGAAAGCATTATGGCTCCTGCCCGCTGATCGCGTTAATGTCGTCGATTAGCTGATCGGTGGCAGACCGCACATCATAATCCTGCAGGAGGTCTACCTCGAACGCGCCGCCCGAGCCTCCAAGGGCGTCTTTTTCCTCGCGTTTCAGATAGAGGCCGCCTTCAGGATTCTGATATGTGAATTGGTCGCTGAACGGGCCTGTTGTGTGTGATTCTGATGCGATAATCCCGTGCGGCTCGGAGTAGATTCCGCCACCGCTGTCTGTGACGCCGCCGATAGCATCTCCGCCTTGCATTGCGCGGCGCACCACGGCGCACGCTACACGTTTTCGTGTGCGAGGGGTGGCGGACTCCCACCGGGGGCATTTCGACACGATGAGGTCGGTTGCGTCAGCGAGGAGTACGTCGGCGCGAATACGCTCATTGTCCGACAGTGCCCGCCACCGCGCCTCCAAGTCCTCGACCGTGGCGAACGGGATAATGTCGTCCGGTATCACTTGGCGGTCTTTCTGGGGCGGCCTCGTCCCCCCCGAGGGGGAGGGGCCCGGGGGGGGGGGGGGGG